TTTGAGTAAATAAATTTTTTGTTTTTGTTTTCAATTTGTTTTAAAAAGACCTTTCATTTATGGAGGGTTTTTTTTGTTTTACAGATAAGAATAAAAATATTTTAAAAAAAGTTTGTTTATAATTTGTTTATAACAATTATTTAGTTGTATATTTGTATCAAACAAACAAAACAAAGCGAAAAAAACAATCTTGATAAGATAGCAAACCTCAACGCTGCAAGAGAGCAGATAATAACAATCTCGATAAGCTATTAAATCTCAACGCTGCAAGAGAGCAGTAATTTCGTTTTAATTAAAACAAAAACAAAATGTATTTAACAGAAAGATTAAAACCAGAACACAAAGCAAAGCTTGAAAATCAAAACTTTCATTTTCCTTTAGTAGTTGATGAAGTATGGAATGAGCTGGAAACAAAAACCAAAGTAAGTAATTTAACTTATGGAGTTGTAATGAGTTTACACACCTTGCTTAGTAATTACAACAGCCCTTACGAACTATTTAAAGAGATATAAGATGACATACTCAGAAGACGTAAACAGAGCAGCCTCAACCGATACAATAGACTTTTTAAATGCTAGGATAAAAGCATTAGAAAGAAGAGTAGAATATTTAGAAGCACAAAACGAAATTAATAACTTAAATAAAAAACAATGAATAAAGACAAATTATTAGAAATGTATAATACTTACGAGCTAAGTAAAGAAGATTTCTTTAAACACCAACACTACACAATTATCACACGTCAAGGAATTGACAAAATCCAAGCTAAGGCAAAGATTCAAATTAATTACGAGGTAATAAGATGTGAGCCAAACTATGCAGTATTTAAAGCTATTGCAAGTAAAGGAGCTGCTAATATTGAAACGTTTGGGAGTGCCTTAAAAGGGGATACTTATAAAGACTCAACTACTAACTCATTTTATATAGCTGAGATGGCTGAGAAGCGAGCTATGAGCCGAGCAGTTTTAAAACTTACAGGTTTTTACGAGCTTGGAGTATTTGGAGAAGACGAATCAGAATCATTTAAAAGAAAGTAATAATAACAATTAAAAACAAGTAAATTATGAGTGCATTAATTAATTTTAGTATTGACGTGGCAGCATTGCCAAAAGAGAAATTTATCGCTGGAAAAAACGGAAAGGTCTATGTGAACCTAACTATGAGCGTAAACGATGAAACAAGATATGGAAATAATACTGGTATCTATGTAAGTCAAACACAAGAAGAACGTGAGGCTAAAAAACAAAAGTTTTACTTAGGTAATGGTAAGGTGGTTTGGAATAATTCAGTAATTTTAAACGCTGAGAAAGAAGAAAAAGTTGAAACGGTTACGCAAGAAACAGAAACTTCTGATTTACCATTTTAAATTGAAGGGGGCTTAATTGCCCCTTTTTTATTACCTTTAAACAAAAACAAATGACAGAAGAAAAAACAACAGAAAATATGTTAATGGAACTCATAGCTGAAGAATGTACTATTGACACTTCTGAAATTATGGATTACCCTCCAACAGCTTTAAGCTTAGGAGAAAGCACTATACAATCCAAAGGAGGGGAAATTAAATTTCCTATACCTATTGGAACGTATGGCAATTTTTCTTTTATACAAGCTCCACCTAAAAGCAAGAAGACTTTTTTTGTAAGTCTATTAGCTTCAGTTTATTTAAGTGGTGGTAATAACTTTGGTGGCAGGATAAAAGGTCACAGAGATGGTAGGTGTTTAATGCATTTTGACACAGAGCAAGGACATTGGCACGCTCAGAGAGTGTTTAAGAGAGTGCAGGATATGAGTATCACAAAAGATGTAGGGTGTTATAAAACATTCGCTTTAAGGACTGTAGGATATAAAGAAAGATTACAATTTATAGAATACTGTTTAGAACAAAACAAAGGTAAAAACGGATTAGTCGTTATAGATGGAGTAGCCGATTTGGTGAGCGATGTAAACAATTTAGAGGAATCAAACCTATGCGTACAAAAGATAATGAAATTAAGTGCTAAATACGATTGTCATATTATTACAGTTATACATTCTAACTATGGAAGCGACAAGCCTACAGGACACTTAGGCAGCTTTTTAGAAAAAAAAACAGAAACACAAATACAATTAGAACTAAATACAACTAATAAAGAATGGGTTACAGTAAGCTGTAAAAGAAGTAGGGGTTATTCATTTGAAACGTTTAGCTTTAGTATAAATGAGTTCGGATTACCTTTTGTAATTACTGATTATGTTTTTGACCCTTTACAGCATTATGTACCAAGAACTTTAACTAAATCCACACTATGAAAACCCTAGTAGAACTTGCATACGAAAAAAAACAAACCTTTATTAATATAGTTAAAAGCTTTGGTTGTAATTCAAGTTATGCAGAAGACATAGTACAGGAGTTATTTATACAAATTCATTTAGATGTAAAAAAAGGTTTAGACCTTTGGTATAATTCCGATATCAACACCTACTATTGTTATAAGGTTCTTAGGGGAATTTATTTAAACACTCATAAAAAACAAGCGAGATTTTTAAAAACATATATAGAAGATATGGAAGAAATTAAACAAGCTGAAGATTTAGGTATAGATGAGATAGAATACGCAAAGAGTAAAGACACTATAGATGATATATTAAAAGAGATGTACTGGTATGACTCAAAGGTCTTTAGTTTGATAGCTTCAGGTAAAAGCGTAGCTTCACTGAGCAGAGACACTAAGATATCTTATTACAGCCTATACAACACTTACAGAACAGCATTAAAAAACATAAAAGAACAAATATGAAATTAGGAAATTTAGTATATTATATTACATACTACACAGGTGTAAGGTGGGTCTGGAAAAAGATTAACCCTAACTGTGAGTGTGACAAAAGAAGAAAAGAGTGGAATGATATAGACTTAGACTTATGGAAATAGAACACAGAGAACAATGGAAGCAGTTTAAAGCTGATGTTAAAGGCAAACTAACACAAGAACAATACAAGCTTTTATGTCTTTTGCATTCGGTCTACTATAAACACAAGTATCACGAACCTTGTAGCTGTAACCCAAAGCGATTAGTTCAATGGATTAACGAAATAGATAAGATATATGACAAAGATTAAAGACATACACAAGTTTGAACAATCAGTAGTAACGCTTCTAAATTTAGATGGCTGGACTTTAAACCATACAGGAGAAGGTAGTGAGAGCTGGGATGCTGAGGGAAAAACACCCAAAGAGCAGGACTGTATTATAGAAATGAAATTTAGGAATAAATACTATGAGACTAAGATAATAGAAAAAGATAAGTTTGATAGATTAATAAATACTGGTAAGGTTGCTCTGTATTTTGTTAATGACCCTAAAGGTAATTATATGTTTTGGCTTAATAATCTAAAAGACTTAGAAATTAAAAATATGTATTGCCCAAGTACTACACTGTGGAATAGTAAAAAAATATTTAAGCCTTGTTATTTGCTTAAAGAAAGCGATGCAGCTATAATAAACATAAACGAAGAAGACACCGAGTTAGGTATCTGGGATAGTTATTTCAAGATAAAAGAATAAAATACTTTGTTTATAATTTGTTTATAAGTATAATTTATATTATGTTTGTAAAATGAAAACACAACTAGACGATTTAAGACAAGAATTAAAAGACATTGATAAGACACTTATAAAAGATGTTCCTAACGAGCTAAAGCTTAAGTTACTTAAAAGACAAGAAATAGTAAGAAGTATAATAATTAATATTCAATAAAATGAAAAAGACAAAAACAGGATTACACATTGACGTAAAAGGTAAACGAATTGAAGTTTACACTAATAAAGAGTTAGAGAAGTTAGAAGCAGAAGCTAATGAAAGATTAGATTTTATTGTAGTAATTGCTTTAGCTAGTTGTTTAATTACTTTAGGGATTATAATAGGTCTTGCATTATAATGACTTTACTACAAAGGCAATCTTATGTATTATGGTTTAACTTCATTTCTGATAGGGTTTTGAAGTGGTCTAGTGCAAAGCCAAATAACAAAGACCTTAAACACTTTATACAGGGGGTTAGCGAAATAGGTCAGTACGTTAATCAATTAAACATAGAAAATAAGGTATTGACTCAACGAGTAAGTGTTGTGAGAGATAGCAAGAACCAAACTATTATAGAGCTTAATAAACAAATAAAAGAATTACAAAACAAATTAAAACAATACGAGATATGAATGAATGGGATGAGTACATAGATGCACCAGATGCAACTTCAGAGTGTAGATGTTGTGGAACACAAACAAACGGAGATACATATTGTTCTAATGTATGTTATAATTTAGATATAGAATGATACTATTAGTAGATGCTGACAGTTTAATATTTGCAGCTTGTTATAAGAAACGAGAACACAAAGACGATGAGAGATTCTACACAAATATAGAAGACTCTAAGGCTAAGTTTGATGAGCAATTTATGAGCATTGTAAACAAGCTTGAGGATATGTATAATGTAGAAAGAGTAATAACCTTTAGCGGTTCAAAAGGAAACTTTAGAAAGCTCATTACAAGCGATTACAAAGCCAATAGAAAAAAGCAAGAGCTGCCACCATTATTAGACGAGATGCACCAATTTGTAAAAGACGAATATAATAGCGTTTGGGGTTTTGGTATAGAAACAGATGATATAGTAGCAAGGTATTGGAAAGAGCTGTCTAATGAAGTAGGAAGAAACAATGTAATGATAGTAAGCATAGATAAGGATTATAAGCAGTTCCCAGCTCTTATTTATAATTATCACTATAAACATAAAGAGGTATTAGATATAAGCGAAGAAGAGGCTTTATATAACTTCTATGAGCAAATGATAATCGGAGACACAGCAGACAATGTAAACTACTTTAAAGGTAAAGGAAAAAAGTTTGCAGAGAAATATTTAGCAAACTGTAATACTAAATACGAATACACAAGAAAGATGTTGGAACTATTCCAAGAAAAATATAAAAGTAAAGCACGTCAGAAATATAATGAGTGTTATCACTTACTAAAATTAAGAACAAAATGAAAATAAATTTAAAACATAACATTTTAAATGATAAATATACAGAATACGTATATGAAGCGTTTGACATTCAAAACAAAAAAGAAAGCAATGTAACAATAGAAGCTAATTTAGAACATTTACCTAGTGATTGGAATATAGGAATAGTTTACGGAGGAAGTGGAACAGGTAAAACAACTATATTAAAAAATTTCTTTAAAAAAGAAATGAACACATACAGTTTTGATTTTAACAAATCATTAATATCTAATTTTGATTGGTTAGAACCAAAAGATGTAACATTTTTATTATCAGCAATGGGATTGAGTAGCGTTCCTACTTGGTTGAGACCATTCCATACATTATCAAATGGAGAACAATATCGTGCTAGCTTAGCTTATATGGTTGGCAAAGCAAAAGAAAATGAAGTTATATTAATTGATGAATATACAAGCGTAGTAGATAGAGATGTAGCAAAAGCAATGAGCAACGCATTACAAAAATATATTAGACGAACAAACAAAAAAATAGTATTAGCATCTTGTCATTTTGACATTATGGATTGGTTGCAACCAGATTGGATTTATTCACCACAAAAAGGGCGTCTTGAGATAGCGTCTAGTCGAAGGCAAAAACCAAGAATTAAACTTCAGATATTTCGATGTAGATATGAAACTTGGAAAATATTCAAACACCATCATTATTTAAGTCAAAATTTAAACAAAGCTGCTAAATGTTTTGTTATATTATTAAATGATAAACCAATAGCTTTTATGGCTATATTACCATTTCCACACGGACATATAAAAAACGGATATAGAATATCTAGAATTGTTGTATTACCAGATTTTCAAGGTTTAGGTATTGGATTTAAAATTATTAATTATTTTGCTGAATTATACAAAACAGATAATAAAACAATGTATATAAAAACATCAAACCCAGCTTTGTTTGGTGCAATGAAAAAAAACACTGATAAATGGAAATTAGCAGGAGAAACTAAAAAAGAAGATTTAAATACTGATAAAATTTTAAAAAACAAAGAAGCAAATGATATGGGTTATAGAAACGCAATTACAAAGTCGTATAAATATATAGGTGAAATTGGAACTGACAATACAAATATAATAACATTTAATGCTGATATATGGAAAAATGTAGCTCAAAATCAAATACAAATGTTTTAAAAATGAAAAAACATAATTTATTAATTTTAGATAATTATTTTCAAGATATTAAAAAAGGAATTAAAAATTTTGAAATAAGGAAAAAAAACCCTAAATATTCAATAGGCGATGTTTTAGTATTAGAAAATATAAAAAACGGGGAAACACTAAGCAAACAAATAGAATACATAACAGACGTATCTATTTACAATATAAACAATATAATAATAATAGGATTAAAACAAAAAACAATGAAACAAACAAATTTATTTTTTGATGGAAAAGTTAGTGAATATTTTAATGGGCATAAAAATTTATATTTAGGAGATAAAGATTTTGTTTTCGCAGATACTTTTGTAAATATACAAGCAGAAATAAAAACAATATCTAAAAACGGTAAATTTACAGGAAAAAAAGTATCATTTAATCAAGCTAGAGAATACGCTTCAAATGTAGGTAATAGAGATAATTTAAGTAGATTAAACAAATCATATTTATTTGAACATCATAAATATGCTAAAAATCCTTACGTAATTGTTATCCCATTTGTGAAACCGAAAGGAACAGAAAAAAACGCAAAAGATTTTTTAGATTTAAAAAAAGCTAAAATGATGTATTTAATAAAAGACAATCAATTTAATAAATGGTTATCAGGAGATAGATATGTAGGAATGTATCCTAAAAAAGAATTATTAACTTTATAAATAAAAATTATGAGAGCAACTTATTTACATTACGAGAACGGGAAAGGCTATGACGTTATAGACTTTATAAAAGATTATGAGCTAAACTTCAACAGAGGTAATATTATCAAGTATATTTGCAGAAGCGGAAAAAAAGACGATGAGCTTAAAGACTTAGAGAAAGCAGCAGACTACTTAAGACGTGAGATAGAATATTTAAGAGAGCAGCAAGAACAATGGATAGAAAAAAATAAATAGAATGAATAAAAAGAAACACACTCAAATACAAAGAATACTAAGACTAGAAAATATAGTAACACAGCTATACATAAAAGTAGACGCTTTAAAAACTATAATAGATAAACAACAAAGAGACGAAGAGGAGAAAGCTAAATTCTATGAAGACCAAGAACAAAAAGAATTAGAACACCAAGAAAAAATAAGAGGGGTACAAAACTAAAATAAAACTTATGTATATAAATATAGAACTAAAACCAACAGAAAGAAAAGACTACTATAAATTTGTAATAAACGGAGTTAAGCTTGGGGAGTGGGAACGCAGCGAACTAAGACACTTAATAGAAGTAATAGACAATAAGATATAATGAACTTAGATATAATAAAACAAGCGGTAAACAATAAATTCAATTTAGACATTACCTTAGACACAAGACAAAGAAACTACACATATGCTAAGAAAGTATTTTGTAAGTTGGCTTATGAATCTGGAAGCACCTTTAGAGAAGTAGGGGAGACAATTAAAAAAAGTCATTGCAATATACTACATCACGTTAATAGTATAAACGTAATAAGCACAGAGGATAAAAAGAAACACGATGAAATTATAAAAGAGTTAGACTTAACTTTCTCAAGCCCCTTCTTTAATTCAGAACAAGACAAAATAAAGAAAGAGATAAAAAAAGCTGAAACAAAAAACACCATAAAAGAAATACAAGACGTTATAGACATCTTAAGCGGATGGGATATAGAAACAGTAGCAGAGTTTAAACAAACACGCTTAGACCCCTTTAACACATCACTAAAGCATAGAGTAAAGCCTAAGACAATAAAAGAAGTAAAAGGAGCATTACTAAACAACAAAGTTAAAAACCCTGTACTATGCTAATAACAAACGAAGATAATATGGAACTAATGTCAAGGTATGAAGATAACTACTTTGACCTTGCTATTGTAGACCCACCCTATGGAGGTAATGATGCAATAGGATTAAAAGATAATACATCTAAAAATAAACAAGCGACTAAAAGAACTAATTACAATGTTTTTAAAAATATAGCACCATCAAAAAAATACTTTGATGAACTTATAAGGGTTAGTAAAAATCAAATAGTTTGGGGGGTTAACTTTTATAACAATTATGATTTATCTGGGGGTCGTTTGGTTTGGGATAAAAAAGGTACTGCATTTGGTAGAGCTGAAATGGCTTATTTATCAATGACTAAAAGTGTTAATATTTGCGAGATTATATGGAACGGTATGATACAACACGATATGAAAAACAAAGAACATAGAATACACCCAACACAAAAACCTGTTAAACTTTACGAATGGCTTTTAATGAATTATGCTAAGGATGGATTTAGGATATTAGATACTCATTTAGGAAGTGGCTCAATAGCAATAGCGTGTCATAACTTAGGATATGACCTTACAGCTTGTGAACTAGACAAAGAGTATTACGATTCATCTATAAAAAGAATAGACCAACACAAGGCACAAATTAGAATGTTCTAAAATAAATACAAAACGTTTATATATTAGTAAGTTGAATAAACAAGATATATCAAGATTTAAAACTATGAGTGAGAAACACGGAGGAGCAAGAAAAGGAGCAGGAAGACCAGCTAAAGCAGACGAAGTAAAACTAATAGAACGCTTAGATTCTATAATAGACAAAGACGAAGCTGTAGGTAAACTAGGTGAGTTAGTAACCAAAGGGGATATAAGAGCCTTACAGCTGTATTTAAGCTATCGTTATGGAAAACCTAAGGAAAGTATAGACCTTAACTCTTCGGAGGGCTTAAACATCAATTTTAGGGATTTAATTAAATTTGTAGACTAACCATTGATTGAAGTTAAAAAGAAATACCTACCTATTGTAGAAGAACATAGTAGGTACTATATTGTAAGTGGTGGGCGTGGTTCTGGGAAGTCTTTCTCAGTAAACGCCCTTTTAGTAATGCTAACTTATGAAGCAGGACATACAATACTATTTACACGTTACACGCTAACCTCAGCTTATATATCTATCATACCAGAGTTTATAGACAAGCTCGAACAGTTTGGTTCTATACACGACTTCCACATTACTAAGGATGAGATACTAAATAAGAAGACTGGCAGTAAGATAATCTTTAGAGGTATAAAAACATCAAGTGGAGACCAAACAGCTAACCTAAAATCTTTACAAGGTATTACTACTTGGGTAGTAGACGAAGCTGAAGAACTAACAGACGAAAATAAGTTTGACACTATAGACTTATCAGTAAGACAGCAAGGCAATCAAAACAGGGTTATACTAATATTAAACCCTACAACAAAAGAGCATTTTATATATACTAGATTCTTTGAGGATAGAGGGGTTCAAGAGGGAAGCAATATAACCAAAGACAATACGACCTACATACATACTACTTATATGGATAACATAGAAAACTTATCCAAAAGCTACATAGAGCAGATAGCACAAATGAGAGAGCGTAGACCAGAGAAGTACAAACAGCAGATGTTAGGTTCTTGGTTAAACAAAGCAGAAGGGGTTATATTTGATAACTGGACAATAGGAGAATTTAAAAGAAGTAGTGTAAGTGTGTGGGGTCAAGATTACGGATTTGCTGCAGACCCTTCTACCTTAGTTGAGTGTAACATAGACACCAGCACTAAAACAATATACCTAAAGGAATGTTTCTATTTACAAAGATTAACTACTTCACAAATAGCTGAGCTTAATTTAAAGCACTCTAAGGGCGGTTTAATAATTGGAGATAGTGCAGAGCCAAGACTACTAAGCGAGATAAAAGCCAAAGGGTGTAACGTCAAACCAAGTATAAAAGGTCAAGGGAGTGTAACATACGGAATAAGCTTACTGCAAGACTATGACTTAGTAGTAACTCCAGACTCTACTAACTTAATTAAAGAGCTTAATAACTATTGCTGGTTAGAGAAAAAGTCAAACACACCTGTAGATAAATGGAATCACATAATAGACGCTATTAGATACGCTGTAGGTTATCAATTACAAAACCCAAACAGAGGGAAGTATACTGTAACTTAAAACTGCACTACATATGAGAGAAGTATATTGTATCATAGTCTCTAAAATAAATTAAAAAAGTTTATATATTAATAAGTAAAAGAATATGCAAGTAAATTTAAGAATACCTACAAGCCTAAACGAGATAACTCTAGGACAGTATCAAGAGTTTGTTAAGTTAGAACAAGAGCTAAAAGATAGTACAGAAGTTTCAATACAATTAAAGATGATTGAAATATTTTGTAGTGTACCAGAAGCTGTGGTGCGAAGTATGAAAGCTACAGACATAGCAGAAATATGTGAGATTATAAATACTATGTTTGACACCGATAGCCAGCTTATAAGTAAGTTCACTTTAAAGGGTGTAGATTATGGTTTTATTCCAGAGTTAGACAATATGAGCTTTGGGGAGTATATGGACTTAGATACTTTCATAGGAGATAATGATAATTTACATAGGGCTTTAAATGTATTGTTTAGACCTATAAAGCTTATCAAGGGTAGTAGGTATATTATAGAAGACTATGAGCCTAACGACAGCGAAGTAGCAAAAGACTTTCCTTTAGATGTAGTACTTGGTGCTATTGTTTTTTTTTACACTTTAGGAAAGGACTTGTCAACAGTTATGCTGAACTCTTTGGACAAGAAGAACGAGAAGGATTTAGCACAGTATCTAATTTCACAGCAAAATACGGATGGTTCAATTCACTCTATGCAATCGCTAACGGAGATATTACAAAGTTTGAAAATATCACTAAACTAAATGTACACGAGTGTTTGACATTCTTAGAATATACAAAAGAGAAAAACCAAATAGAAGCAGCACAGATAAAAAATAAATTTAACTAAAATGAGTAATACAGGCATAAGGGGTTTTTACCAACTAACAGAAACAATTAAGACACAGCTATTAGCAGACGTAAACGTTAACACTGTTACAACTGGGGATATATTCGATATTGACCTATCAAAGCAAAGTATCTTCCCTTTAAGTCATATTATAATAAACTCTATTACAACTCAAG